GTCATACGAAAAGGCATCACGATGTCTAGATCGGATAGTCTCTTGGAAAGACTCGTCCAGATCAAAGTGTACAAAGAAGTCTAGGATGTTCAAGTACTTGTTGGTCAACTGATTGATGACTGGCAAGTACTGTTTAATAATCTTGGTCTTGATACCAGTGTCTTTGAGCAACTCAGCATACACTTGATTGTACGAGAATTGTTCGTTTAGTCGATACTTGGAATCTTGCAACTCTTCCTTATCGGAACGCAGTGTTTCTAACTCAGCATTTGCTTCTGACAGATCACCAGTACCTTCGTCAATACTAGAGACCTCACCGTTCAGTGTATCAATGTTTCGATTGATACTCATAATCTCTTGGGTGTTTGCGTCAATCTTAGACTGCCAGTTGCGAATGTGATCTTGCATACGATTGAGTTCTTCCATCTTCGCATCCAAGTCTGCCTTACGGAGATCGTGCATTTGTAACGCACCGTCAATAGTACCCGCACGAGTCTTACATTTGTTCAGATGAAACTCTTTCAACCTATGATCAATATCCTGATCGCAGGTAGGGCACTTGTCATTATTCTCAAAGAACTTTGCCTGTTTGACCACATCCTTCTGTTGTGCCTTGAACCCTGCCGCAAACTCACCCAGAGATTGTAGTTCCTTACCAACATTGACGATCTCGGTAGTGACTTCTTTGGATGCGGTGACCTCCTCGGTAACCTTGGCATTTGCCTCATTGAGTACACGAATGTCCTCCTGCAACTTCTTAATACTATCCAACTTCTGCTTCTTCTGGTGACTGGATATCGCACTTAGATCACGCAGATATTTCTTTTGAGCATTGATCTTGGTATCACACAGATTCAGTTGATGGGTATTGTTGGCAATCTGATCCTTGAGTATAGACATCTTCTCCTTCAACAGAGAGTTCATCTTGGAGAACATATTGATGTCCAAGAGGTCTTCGATCACCTCTCGTCTAGAACCTCCTGCCAACTGCATAAACGGCACAAACGAACTAGAACCCAGTACCACAATCTGGTGAAACGATTTGTGGTTCAACTTGATGATGTTCTTCTCAAGCAGGGACTGGTATTCTTTGGCATGGGAATCTTGATTCACCATATTACCATTGACCCATATCTCAAACTTATTGGGTTTGATGCCACGGATAACCTTGTACTGCTGTTTACCAATATCAAACTCAACCTCCACCACCGTGCCTTTGCCATTGATAGTGTTGATCAGTTGGTTCTTAGATATCTTACGATGGGGTTTGCCGAACAGACCAAACGAGAGTGCGTCCAACATAGTAGACTTACCCGCACCATTGTGTCCTACCACTAGGGTAGTCGGAGTAGTATCAAAACTGATATCTGTGAAATTATTTCCTGTACTGAGGAAATTCTTAAAACGGAGTTTCTTAAAATTTATCATTGGGGTATATTACCACACTCATCATATAAAGTCAAATTTATTTTTCGGTCATACCGCACCAGTTACATTCTTCATCCTTGCCGATCCTCATGGTACTTGCCTCTGCTGTACAGTAGTGTTCCCAAGTATTAAACTTTTCCTTTAGTTTCTGAATACTCTTCTTGGTAGGGATACCATGAAACTCCATCAACTCTTCCTCACCATCCTCATTACGATCACGGTTACCATCACCATTGAGTTCAGTCATGTCCTGTTGCTTATGTTTCTGGTTCTTACCAAAGATAGAATCCCAATTATCTTCGTACTGCTTTTTATTAGGAATTGGTCTTGGGGAATCCCCCTTGCCACCGTCACCCATTATACGATCTCCATACTCTGTGCTTCTTTCATCAAGTGAGATATCTCTTTCTTGATCCGATCTTTATCTAGGTCTGTAACTACATTGTCAACATAATCGTATACCAATGTCTCGGTATCGTCTACAGATATGTTGTCATCTCCAACATTGTCACCAAGGAACTCCGAGAAGTCTTCGGCAATCTTCAGTTCGTGAATCTTCTGTGCTTGAACACGGTCAATGAATCGTTCAAACTCATAGGGGTCACCCTTGTTGGTAACGATAACCTTGACGAACTTGTTGTCAAGATAAGAGAGGTCTTTGAACTTATTCATGTTCTCGTGATCATAGTAAATCTTCTCAAAGATAGTGATCGGGTTATGAACAGGTGTTAGTTCTCTTGTTTCCATATCAAGTACATGGAAGTGCTTGGGGTCACCGCAGTCATTCCAGAAGAACTCCATCTGAGCACCAAGATAGTGGATGTTGTTCATACTGGATTTGGCATGGAAGTGACCAGTCAAAACAGTATCGAATCTGTCGAACACACTCCTGTCCATGCCATCCATACACACCTGACCTCGTGCCATCTCGAACCCCTGTAGTTCTAGGTGGGCACCCACAAGTGTTGCTTTGGTGTTGGCAAGAAACTCCAGTGTTGATTTCTCGTTCTCAGGGTTGATCCAAGGAATCAGTGCCATCTCCGTACCATCATAGTTCATCACTGTTGGTTCCATAATAAGGTTCACCTCATTCATATAGTGACCTTGGAGTTCCTTCAGTGCGTTCAACTCGTTGGTGTTCTTATAGTACACATCGTGATTTCCCGGTATGATGTCCATAGTAATCCCATGCTTACGCATAGGTTCTAGGAATATCTTACGGTTGTGCTGTAGTGCCTTGAAGTTGATAGTCTTGCGATTATCGTAGTAGTCCCCAAGGTGGATGATATGCTTTATATCATTCTCTAACAGATATGGGAAGAACACTTCACTATAGAATCGTTCCTGATATGCCATAAAAATGTCAGACGAGTTACGACACCCTGCATGGGTATCGTTCAATATTGCGACCTTCATAATTTAACCTTCTTCTGATTTAGATGCCTTTACCATCTTCATTGCTTCTGCCATAGGAACTTTATTCGCACTCGCATTCTGTAACTTGATTGCTTTCCTACGCAGTAACTTCATTTCACTTTTTCTTTGTTTTGCTTTATCCATAATTATACACCATCTCTCAACTTTAGTCAACTAAAAAATCGGTTAAATCGGAATCTACTTTGACAGTTCGTCTCTTCCGTTCTTTCTTTACAATCTCTTTCCACTCAAGGTCTTTGTCTTTCACATCATCAATTCGCATACGCAGTTGATCAACAAAGGCACTGGCATACTGCTCTGCCTCGACATCACCATTAGGATTATCAATGAACAGATCAACACTTGCCTGTTCCATATAACGCATCTTGATGTCTTGTTGTTTCTTCTCTTTCTCAATCCTGCGGAGGAATGCGAACCAAGAAATCTGTGTGAAGTAGGCAAATGCGTTCGGTTTACCAGTACGGGTTGCCGCCTCTAGGTTGTAGTTCTCGATTGCCTTGAGACAATTCTCTACCGCATCCATCACCATCTCTTCACGATAAGTGTAACGAACAAAGTTAGACTTGTGGGATAGTCCCTCACAAATCTTTAGGAAGCATAATGCGATGTAGTCAGGCACCTTGGGTAGTGTCACACACGCATCTCTCGCACCATTAAGATCAGTAACATAATCAACAACTGCTTGTGAAAACTGTGCGTTGTTCACATAATGCGGTTTGTCTTTTGGTTTTATCTTTACTTTAGTTTTTTGTTCCATTATTTAATTCCTATTTTTTTCCTTAGTTCACTACTTGCAAATCTATGATGTCTACCATTATAATACACTCGGATATAATTGTCAAGACAATAATCCTTTCCAGTGAAATCTTTTTCCCTATACTCCTCTCCAATGATACGAACATCAAAGTCAACTAGTTGCATCAAGTCCAGTAAGTCTTCTTCTGTCTCATACGGAATGATCTGATCTACCCACTTACAGGCATCAACTTGTATATATCTTTCGGTTACCGACTGAATTGGTTTGTTCTTCTTTGGACGATCTACAGTGGGATCAGTCTGTAACCCCACGATAAGATAGTCACAGACAGTCCTTGCCTCTTCCAACATCTTTACATGACCCGCATGAAACAGGTCAAATGCCGAACAGGTAAATCCAATTATTTTTTTCTTTTCACTTGACAAAAGTTGTTACTCACTGTATAATAAGCTTTGTGTTTCGGGAGGGTTGAATACTAATGAACCGTCTTATCTCTTATGCTATCCAAAGAAATAACATTATTGGACGCAGAGTCTCCACCCATTCTCTCTAGGTAATCGTCTATTTTGTCTGCCGCAGATTTGACACGACTAGACATCTTATCTACCGCAGATTGTTGATCACCATACTTTTCAGTATGCTCTGACTCTCTTACTAGGTGCATTTCTCCCATATCGGCAACTGCTTCATGCCACTGTACCATTAGACTGTCAGTAGGAAATCCCATTCCTACGATGTGCGAAGAATTAATAATTAATAAATCATCCGAAGATTCTTGGTAAACCATCCAAGGTCTGAAAGCATAGTACTTCATGCCATCACCATTCTCCATCATAATAAGACGCATTGCTTTTCGGACTAATATTTCATAGTCATCACCTTCTTGCCATTGAACCACTTCACAGAGAATCTCTTCTCCACTTGCTAGTTTTAACTGTCTTACATCTGTGTCCATGCTAAATCCCTTTTATTTCAAGTTAATTTGATGTATCTTATAAGGAAACTGTTCTTTAGTATATATCTTTATTCTTTCGGCACTATGTCGCAGTGTAAAGTTTTTGTGTGACTTGACATGCATATCATCCGCAATATCGTATAACTTAGCATTAGACCCATCGTCAGACTGCCTCAATGCTCGTCCTATCGACTGTAGCACCTTAACCTGACTCTTACTAGGGGATGCGAATACTATATTATGAAGATTCCTAATATTAATACCAGTGCTGAAAGTGCCCAAACTAGCAACAATAATTGCATTTTTCTGTTTCTCCACTATGCCACGAATTTGCTCTCGGTCTGCGGCATCCACTTCTCCAGACACATAGAATATTTTTCGACCATCCTCTGCCTTGTCTCTCATCATATCAAAGAGAATTTTACCGTGTTTCTCCACGAACTGGAATAGTACCAGAGTGTTACCTTTCTGGTCTAACGCAAGGTTGGTAATCAACTTGTTGCGTTTCTCGTGGGTAACGATATAGTCCATCTCTTCTTGATAGGTCTTACCCTGCATCATATGACACACATCATTATGATAACGCAGTAACAGGACAGATATGTCTATTTGTGCGAGTGTTCCTTGAACCTGTAGATCACGAGTTTGAGTCACTGTCTTGGTGGGCCCGAACAGACCCTCTAGTACCAGTTTGTTAGTCTCGGTGCCATCTAAGGTACCAGTAGTTCCAAATCTATATGGAGCATTTGTACACTTATTCATAATACCAGACAGTGACTTTGCCTTGAACAAATGTACCTCGTCACCGAACACACAACCAAACTGCTCGAACCACTCCTTCGGAAACTTGTATATGGACTGCCAAGTAGAGACTATGATCTGCTTGTCGGTCACCTTCTCCTTACCAGAATATATCTTATGTACTAAGTCAGAATCAAATCCATAGTCCTCAAAGTCTTTGTACATTTGTTCTACCAGACTTGTTGTCGGAACAACTATGAGAATCTTCTGATCGTGATTTGCCATATACCACCGCATCAGATTATAGATGATGAACGACTTACCCGAACCTGTGGGTGACAACAGAATTGCTCGTTTCTCTTTGATACCGTGGGTCACCGCATCGTACTGATAGTCACGCAATCCAAACGGCATATCAAGTTCACTCTGGAACTTTACTAGGTTCTGGTGTTGGACATGGTTCTTATTCTCAGGGTGTCCGTACTCATCGTTGTCCATCAACTCAATAGGATACATCCTATCCGCACAGAACTTCTTCAGATGTGCGTAAAGTCCCACATTGAGTTCACGGGTGACCTGATTAAAAAGTTTGATCTTACCATCCCATTTGCGAGACTTAAATGCCGGCATATACTTATGTCCCGGAACAAAAAACGAGAAGTATTCTCGGAGTTCGGGAATCTGGTGTGCTTCAGCATCAATGATCATCATCGCATGATCACGGAGACCGACACGAATGGTATTAGGTATACTCATTTAGGGCATCTTCACCAAGATAGCAATCAGCAGTATATTGGTTAGAAATATCTCTGCCGCAAGTATTGTGTGATACCACACCCACCGAGACTGGTATACTTTATTTACTGTAAATGTTTCCTTCATTTCTTTTAGCAAGTTGTCACCTTTCCTTCAAAAGTTTTTCGATGAGTTGCTCGACCTTCTCATCAAACAAATCTTCTTCAATGTATCCTTTATCTATCAGAGCATTAACTCTCTCTTCTGCTATCTCTCTCGCATCATCTTCAGACATAGTACCACTCTCTATTTTTACCTTGGCATCTTTGGGTTATCGCACCAATACTTACATTTTGATCTTTAGATGCCTCTGTCAATGAATTATATATCTTTCCATTACCGCAGACTTTTTTCCTACTGGCATCAATCATCTTATCTGTAGTAATTGCTCTCAGTTCAGAATAGTTGTCTTTCCACCTTTTGCGATGAGTCTCACTCATCTTTTCTCTTTGTTCTTTTGATTTGGGTTTCCCTTTATTGGAGAGGGATGATGCGACACTGTGTGCTTCTGCTTGTGTGATCTGACTAGACAACCCTTTCCACGCAAGTCTATCCTGCCATCGACCGTGTTCTTCGTAAAGTTTGCGGTGTGCTTCTGCGTGTTCTTCTAAGGTGAGTTTAACAAGATTTGATTTGTCATCAGTACCACCCATATGCTTGGGTACGATATGATGAAAGTGATATATAGTATTAGACATGATTAGTTCCTTTTAACTAATTACTGTTTAGAAGGGGTATGTGTTGGAAGCACTGCCCCTTTGTCCTTACTATTTATAAGTATCAAGTTTTTAACTACCTGCCTCAAATGCTCTCCACCTGATCATATTCGAAATTGTCTGATGTCTCCAATTCAAGTTATTCACGATTTCAGTTAATGTTTCAATCAATGTCTTCAAGTACTGGATTTTCATCTCAGACTCTTGTATCTCCTTATCGGAGTCGTAATAATATTCTTTGAAGTTCTTGGTGGTGGCACTGAGACCCTCGTATGGATCATATGCCCACCCACGAGTCTCAAT